GGAACAGCAGCGGCTCGAAGAACGAGCCACCCAGGCAGAAAACAGGGCAGCAGCCCTCGAACTTGACGCGATCCGCGCAACCGTAGCTCTCGAAAAGGGGCTCACCGCAGCGCAGGCGAAACGTCTGGTCGGGTCCACCGCCGAAGAACTGTCCGCTGATGCTGACCAGCTTCTCCTGGATCTTGGCAAACCTGCCTCCCGAACTCCTGTCGCTGACCGTTCACAGGGTCAGAAACCGATCGGGAATTCGAACTCTCCCGCGGAACAGTTCGCGGAAATCCTCCGAAACCAGCGCGGTTCCTGAACCGCCTTCCACCCCTTTTAAGGACATCTAATGGTGAACCCCACCGCTCTCTCCAATATCAACTCAACCCTTCTGCCCCCAACCATCACGGGGCCGATCTTCAACAAAGCGGCCGAGTCCTCGGCTGTCATGTCCCTGGCCCGTAAGGTGCCGCTGTCCGTTTCTGCTGCCACCGCAATCCCTGTCCCGATGGACGTTCCCGTTGCCGACTGGGTTGGTGAAGGTGGCGTCAAGGTTGGTTCGCAGGTCGGTGTTGGTGTCAAGGTCATGACCGGTAAAAAGGTTGCGCTGCTCATCCCCGTCTCCGACGAGGTTGTGCTGACGAACCCGGCCGGCCTGTACGACCAGCTTCTCCAGGACCTCCCCACCGCCATTGGTCGCGCGTTCGACTATGCGGCCATCAACGGCAAGTCGCTGCGTACCGGTTCCGCTGGTCCGTTCGGCGACTACCTTGCCCTTGCAACGAACACTGTTGCTCTCGGTACGGCGTCGCAGGCGAACGGTGGCCTGTACACGGACATTGTGACCGGTGCAGGTAAGGTCATCGACAAGAACTACGACTTCACCGGCATTGCCGCTGACCCGCGGTTCAAGGTTGATGCGTCCCTCGCAACGGACACGACCGGTCGTCCACTGTTCATCGGTAACGACTCTGCCGCGCAGGCTGGTATCGGCGGCGACCTTGCCGGTTATGCTGCCGCGTTCAACAAGGGCGTGTCGGGCAAGTACTGGCGTGCCGGTGACTCCGTGCAGACGATCACCATCGGTGGCACCCCGACCGGTGGTACGTTCACGGTCAGCTCGGGCGGTAACTCGTATGTGGCTGCGTACAACGTGGCTACTGCGACCCTTCAGTCTGCGATCCAGGCGTGGGGTTCGATTTACTCTGCCGTGACCGTTTCGGGTACGGCTGGTTCTTCGTATGTGATCACGTTCCCGGCGATCAGCTCGAACATTGCTGCTGAGGCGGCACCGGTCAGCGTCAACGGTAAGGCTCTTACGGGTGGTACCCCGACGTGGAACGTTGTGGCGTCTGGTGCTGGTGGTACCGACTCGCTGCTGCGCGGTATCGGTGGCGACTGGTCGCAGGCTGCATACGGTGTCGGCATGGACATCTCGGTGAAGATTTCGACCGAAGCCAACTACTTCGACGGAACCAACTGGCACTCCGCGTTCCAGGAGAACCTGACCCTGCTGCTCGTCGAAGCCTTCTATGGTTTTGTCATGGGTTCGCCGGACGCTTTCGTCGCGTACACCAAGGGTTCGGCAGCGTTCTAAACCAACTAGTGGAAGGGGTGCGCGATGGCGACCAATCCGGCAACTGTCAATGATTTGGGTAACCGGTCATTGCGCACCCTCACCCCGGTGGAGCTCACGTCTGGGGACACGCTTCTTGATGATGCGTGGTCCCAGATTGTGGCGCAGGTTCCGTCTGTGGCGACACGGTTGGACACTTCACCGGTGGACCCTCTGTTTGTGGGTTTGGTGGTGCAAATTGAGTGCGCAATGGTGTTGCGTGTTCTGAATAACCCGACTGGGATCCTCGAGGAAACCGTTGACGATTATTCGCATCGGATGGATCAGGCGGTGTCGTCTGGTGCGTTGTATCTGTCGGATGCGGAGAAGGCGTTGCTTGGTTTGGGTGATGGGTCGTCGGATTCGGCGTGGTCGGTGCGTTCGCCGGCTGTCCCGTTCAGGTCGTTGCCTTCTGGGTGGCCTGACCCGTGGAATCCGTTCATATGAGCGCCGATTCTGCGACTGCGGCTGGTCGGGGGTTGTCGGAACGGTTGATGACTTCGGCTTGCACTATTCGGCGTCGTACGGGGTTCACGTTTGGGTCTGATGGTGTTGAGATCCCTATTTGGTCTGTCATTTTCACGGGTCCGTGTCGGTTGCGTTACCCGTTTGTGCGGCCGCAGCAGGCGTTGGTTGATGGGCAGCAGTTGGCTCGTCAGCGGGGGATTCTGTCGTTGCCTATTACGGGTTCTGAGGGTGTCATTACGGATGATGTGGCGACCATTGATGTGAACCCGTTGGATTCGGGTGTGGTGGGTTCAACGTTTCGTGTGATGGGTCCGTTCCCGGAGACGCATTCGACGGCACGCCGGTTGGCGGTGGAGGCGATCACATGACTGATGGGATCAGTTTCGATTTCTCCGAGCTGGACAAACTTGCGGCCGATATTGGGGAGGTTCCTTTGTTGGCGGCACCGTTTATCAAGTCTGCGGTGCAGTTCACGGCCACCCTTGTGAAGAAGGAGGCGAAGCAGACTGTTGGGTTCAAACGGTGGTCTGCTGCGGCGGCATCTATCGACTATGACATTCATGGTGTGACGGGTGAACGTTTGGGTGGGATTTCGGCTGAGATTGGTTACAACAAGGGTCGTGCTGGTGGTCCGCTCGGGAACATTCGTGAGTTCGGTTCGCCTACGGTTCCTCCGTCGAATGACCTTGTGAATGCGTTGCACAACAATGAGGCCGACTTTGTGAAGGGTCTTGATATTGCTCTTCGGGATGCTGAGAAGAAGGCCGGATTATGACGTGGCCGGATACGCAAGCTGTTGTGGCCAAAATTCAGACGGTGGCGGCGTTTGCTACGAACACGTTCCCCACGGTGGTGCCGTCCGACAACCTGGTGCGTTCCCAGTATGCGTTGGTTCATCCGTCTGATGGGGTGGATGAGCAGACCCGTATTAGTGGTCCACCGACGACCACGCATCCTCGGTTCACGTTGCACATTGTTGGGTCGACCGCCGAGTCGGTGCAACGCAATGTTGCACTAATCAAAGCCCAGTTCGTTGTTGACGGATTTGTGGTTCCCCCTCTGGTGGTTGGGCGTCGCAACTATGACGGGTTTTGGTCTTCACCCATCCCGTTACAGGTTGACACGGACGCGAACCCGGCCCTGGTGTATCAGGTGATAGAACTGGGTTGGACTTCCGAACCCGCATAACCGTCCCCATATTCGAAGGCATCCCAACCGGGGTGCCTTTTTTGTTGCCCTGCCAACAAACGTTGCGCAGTCACGCCCCCGCAGCGGGGTTACAAATTAGAAGGAGTACCCCGTGACCCTTGAAGTCACCCCGCCGAGCCAACAGTCTGATGGGTTTCTGCGGATCGCGTTCGTCCCGTCCGGTAACAACCTTTCCGTTGCCATCCTCGCGGGCGGCACCACGAAAGACATCACCTATTCGCTGACCCCCTCCGGGTGGAACCGTGCCCAGACGGAAAACGTCATCCAGGACGGCCGGCTGACGAACATTCAGGTCCTCAACCGTCCGGGCACGTTCACTGAGCAGATCACTGTCCAGTATGTGATCACTGACGGTTCGACCGCGGACATTGCGTACACGGCGTTTGGTGGTGCGAACGGTGGTGTGTCTGGTTTCCTGACCGCCCGTTACGGCATCGCGAACGCTACCGCGTGGACGATCGCGCAGAAGGTTGATTCGTTCTCGTTCGTTTCTGGTCGTGCCCTCCGTGACGCCCCGACCGCGAACGGCCTTCAGACCGTGACGCAGATCCTGTATCTGACGGCTCCGACCCTGAAGGATCAGTCGCTCGTCGCCTAACCAACTCCCGGCAGGTGGTTGCTCCCGTTGCTACCTGCCGGGGCTGTTTCTTCCAACGGGGCACAAATGGGAGATAGATCATGAGTTTTGCTGACGATTTGAAAGCGGAGTTTGAGGCTGATAAGCCCACCCGTGATGTTGAAATTCCGTTGAACGGGAACCTGTACACACTCCGGTTCGAGCGGATGGACGGTACAGATTGGACGCTCGCGACTGATGCGGCCCCGGCCCGTCCGGGTGTGCTTCTGGACATGCGGTACGGGTACAACCTGCGCGCCCTGGTCCCACCGGTTGCTGAGAAGACGGGGAAACTTGTTGACGGCGACAACCTGGTCGATGTGTCTGAGGATCAGTGGCGGGCCATTTTTAAGGGTGCCGGCGCAACCGTGTCACGTATTGGTGACGCCATTTTTGCTTTGAATGAGTATGACCCGGCTGCTGAGGTGGAGGCTCTAAAAAAAGTATCCGCGGGCGGACGGAAGCGGAACTCCGTCTAGCGCTCGAGCTTGGCATTTCTCGGCGCCGTCTGAATGGGTGGGAGCCGCGCGAGTTCACCGAATACGTGTATGACGGTGACCGGCTGGTTGGTTCTGTGACAACTCGGGAACCTGAGTTCACTCGAGCTGAAACGTCTGCCCTGCTCGCGTATGTGGCTCACCGGAACTTGATCGGTCAGTACGGGGAGAACCTTGAGGAAGCCATGTCACCTGATGCGGACGGGAAGAACCGTGACGCGAAGTACCAGTTTGTGGCGTCGTCTGCGGTGAATCATGCGGCTGCTGCTGTGGATGAGCAGAAGGCGGCGTATGAGAAGAAGTACCCGCAGGATCCCATGTATGGGTTCCGTTGGTCGGTGAAACGGGTTAGTCGGTGAAGTAGTCGTAGCCGCCAACCAGGGCGATGATCGCCGCGATTGATGCGGACGCGATTCCCACTTGTAGCGGGAGTACCAGCCCGAACGTGAGGCCGATACCGAGTGCGAGCACGGCAACAATGCCGATGCCGCACGCCACCGCGAGAAGTCGCCGCCAACTTGCGGATTTGGTTGTCACCGCTCCTGCGGTGTCCGTCTGTGTCATAGCACAAATTCTACGCGCTCGCCTGCACTTGGCATCCGTACTAGCACCCAATTAGGAGTCTGCCGTGAGCGATCGCACCGTAGCCGTTCACCTCACGGCAGAGGTCAGCAACTACATTGCAAACCTTCAGAAAGCTTCGGCGGCGACCAAGGCGACCACTGATGAGGCCAAGAAACTGGCGAATCAGAAGGAGAACATTCACCAGCTCGGCGTTGCCCTTCTCGCTATTGGGACGGTTGCTGCGGTTGGCGTCGGTTTGGCGATCAAGTCGTTTGCTGAGTTCGACGCGAAGATGGCGCTGGTCAGAACCCTGTCACATGCGACGGGTGACGAAATGAAGCAGTTGTCGAATGCCGCGCTGACCTTGGGGCAGAACATCGGGTTCTCCGCAAACCAGGTTGCGGATGCTGAGACCGAACTTGTCAAGGCCGGTATTGCGGTCAAGGACATCATGGGTGGCGCGCTCACTGGTGCGTTGACCCTGGCGTCGGCTGGTCAGATCGATGTTGCGAAGTCAACTGAGATTGCCACCATTGCGATGACTCAGTTCAACTTGCAGGGTAAGGACATCCCTCACGTTGCTGACCTGCTCGCTGCCGGTGCGGATAAGGCGCTCGGTGGTGTCGCGGATCTTGGTGAAGCCCTCAAATCGGGTGGTTTGGTTGCTGCACAGTTCGGCGTGTCCCTTGACGAAACCGTGGGCACCCTGTCGGCGTTCGCTAACGCTGGTCTGATCGGTGAGGTTGCCGGTACCGACCTGCGGCAGATGCTCCTGAAGCTCGCTGACCCGTCTAAGGCGGCTGCGAATGATATGAAGGCGCTCCACATCAGCCTGTACGACGCCGCGGGCCGATTCGTGGGCATCACGAGCCTAGCTGGCCAGCTCCATGACAAGCTCGGAACCCTGACCGAGGCTCAGCGTAACCAGACCCTTGCAACCCTGTTCGGTGCTCGTGCCATTGCGGGTGCGAACGTTCTCTATAAAGAGGGCGCGAAAGGTATCGCGGACTGGACGAACAAGGTCAACGATCAAGGGTTCGCTGCACAGCAGGCTGCGGGCAAGATGGACAACCTGCAGGGCGACGTGAAAAAACTGTCGGCCGCGTTCAATGTGGACCTGATCAAGGCCGGTTCGGCGGCGAATGGTCCTCTACGCGACATGACCAAGACCATCACCGGGTTGCTGAAGCTATTCGGTGACCTCCCCGCCCCCGTCCAAGAGGGCGCAATAGTTGTCGGTCTGATCACCGCTGCGGTTGGTTTGGCTGGTGGTGCGTTCCTGCTTGGCGTGCCGAAGGTGCTCGCGTTTGCGGGTGCCCTCGAGTCCGTTGGGCAGGTTGGCGTTGCCAACGCGCTTGAATCCGTGACCGGGTTCTTGGCTGGCCCGTGGGGTATTGCCCTCACTGCTGGTGCGGCGATCCTTGGTGGGGTGTTCCTGAAGGCTCAAGCGGATGCTGCTGAGGCTGTGCAAACGCTCACGGACTCGCTTGATAAGCAGACTGGTTCGTTCACTAAGGCGACCCGTGCGGCCACGGTGAATGCTCTTCAGAAGTCTGGCGCATTCAGCGCTGGAAACAGGTTGGGCATCTCGTCGGAGGATGTAACGTCAGCCACTCTAGGTGACCCGACCGCCTCCACGAAGGTTGCGCTACAGATCGCTTCGAAGCAGGCTGCTGCTGACGCGGAACGGAACAACTACCGTGGGCCGGCGAACGGATTCA